CGTTATCTGGTGAACCAATCACAAAGCCTGACCCGAAGGTTGCCCCGCCAGAGAAGTCGAAGCTGACTGCTATCTGTGCGGGTAGGCTCATAAGAAGAATCCAGAGTATCGCTCTAGTTGTGCCACCTTGCCAGAAGATAGAGAACTGTTCTGTAGGTTACGGGCAATAGTCTCGGTAAGGTCTTGCTCCGAGATAACTGATCCTGAAACGTTCACCACGACTGTAGTGCCAGCTTGTCCGAATGGTGTGCCCATAGAATCGACATAAGAACCAGCCTGACCAAAAGGCGTTCCCATGTTGTCCACGAATGAACCTGCCTGACCGAATGGTGTGCCCATTGTTGCGCTGGATGTGATGCTCGCTCCAGAGTTAGTGACTGTGACCGATGGGGTCGATGCTGCTACTACTGTGGCAGTCGCTCCGTTACCTGTAGGGAACTTGAGATTGTTCAGCTTAGACTGGAACTCTAAAATCCATTCATCAAGGAAGGCAAACGGGTTCTTTATCTTGGCATCGCCAATAGTCAGGAAGTAGCGATACAAGCCGCCTGTAGCATCTTGCGCCATAAGAATCTCGCGGGTGAGTTTCTGTGCTAAGGCATCATTGTCATTAAGCAAGGCTAACTGTGCTTCAATGCGCTTGCGATCTTCCTCTGACAACTTACCTTTAAGTGCAGCGATTAACTGAATTTGGTCTAGGTCAAAGACTGTTGCAGCCTTCTTAAGAGTGTTCTGCTTCTTCTGCTCTGCTGTAAGAGCCTTGGTTGATGCGACCTGCTTCTTTGTTAGGGCTGCGACTTCCTTGGCTCGCTTAGCGGCTGCTGCCTCTGCTTCGCGCTGCTGGCGTGTGCGGATGGCTGTACCTGCCGGAGAAGCGGAGCGACCAGATGAGACTGTGGGAGCGCGGTCAAAGGTTCTGGCTAGTAAGCCATCGCCACCAGTTAGACCACCAAAGGAAGTAAGGAAATCTAAACCTTTGTATAACTTGCTTAAGCCGTTAATGGCTTGGGCTGTAGCCATAGTAATGGCGTTGATGCCTTTGGCGATATTGTCAATAGTCTTGGCTGCATCGCTGGCCTGTGAGCCACCGCCGAGGACTGCGAAGGCGTTAACTAGACCTTCACCGATTGACTCCTTTGCTCGCTCTGATGAGACGCGCAGAGTGTCTAACTTGAATGATGTAGTGGTGAGGTAATCCTGCGCTGCTCCAGCAGACTTAGCCAGCATGATGCCAAGAATGTCGTTAAATGACCTTGTTGTAAGTTCTGCTCGGGTAAGACCTGTGTTGTACTTGATGAGCCCGCGAGTAATGCCTACGTAACCCTTGCCTAGGTCTGTGGTGACTGTGGCTAAATCTATGCCTGTGGCTCGGCTAATTTGTATAGCATTGTTAAGAAGCTCTTGAGACTTGGTTAATGATCCTGTGATGTTAAGTAAAGACTGGAAGGCTGGGCGTAGCACGTCATCTGATATTGCCGCGCTTTGTTCTAACCCAGCAATAAAAGAAGCAACCTGCACCTTGCTAAATGAAAGTCCAAGGTTATCGACTGCGCTGGATAGTCTGCGCGCTGCTGCCTCATCGTCTGCAAAGGCTTTAACTGCTGCCTTGCCATAGGCTGCCATAGCAGATGCACCAAGGGTTACACCAAGAGTGCGCCCTAGCTTCTTGATTGTCTTGTCTAACCCCTTGACCGACTTCTCTGCTTTGTTTAAGCCTGTCGCATCCATGGTAGTGGCGATGCGGATTGCTAGGTCTGTCATTCCAGCCATTAGTCAGCTCTCCTTGCTCTAAATGCTATTTCGCCTCTGGCGTTAGACTTCTTCACAACTTTTTCGTTTGCGGCTTGGATAGCCTTCACAACTGCCGCAGTTGTCTTGCCTTGATCGTTAGCCCATGCTCTGAAGAGTAAACGACCTTTAGTCTTACGAGTTCTGCGACCCGGGGTATTGGATTGCTGTGAATCAACCAATGGAGGTAACGCGTTAATAAACTGCCGTCCAGCGTTAGGGTTAGCAGATTTATTGACTGTCTTGTCTGACTGCCACTCTGTGATGAACTTGCCGTTGCGGTACTTCTTCACGCGCTGGGCTGGTGGTAATCCTTGTGGGTTCTTACGTCCTGCGGTCTCGTAGATAGCACCAGAAGCAGACTTGTTAAAGATAGTTGCAAGGCTTCTAAAGCCTCGCTTATTTGGCTTTGTAGGCGTTGTGGAGTAGCCCAAGCCCTTCTTAATAAGTCCAGCGTTAAAGGCTCGATACTCCCAAATGCCTGTGGCGTTGCCCCAACCACTCAAGGGAGAATCGCTAGGCACGAATCCCCTAGCCTGATTAACTACCTTGCGCAGATGTCCAGCAATTTCTTTCTGGGTTTCCTTGGCTAACTCTGGCGCATATTGCTTGAGGGCTTTGCTAAGAGCTACGGCGTTGTCTAGTTCTACTGGCATCGCTTCGCTCCTTTGCTATGTCCTTTAATACCTGTACATGAGCCTTGAAAGCCATCGGAGAAAGTTCCACGATGGTGTTGAACGGAACTCCATACTCGTAACTTAATCTAGCCGCGAGATAGGTGAGGGAGTTCCGATCTAACCTAAAGGGTCAGACTCTAAGACCTCAACTGACTTGAGAGTCTCTAGGAATCCTTCCCCAAAGGGTTTGACTGTTTCACCCGAACGTCTAATTGCTTCCCAGCAGAGCCAGTAAACATCTGACTGCTTCTGATCTTCAATCAAGGCTTTGTGAAAGCCCTTCTTGGCGTATTGCTCAAAGCTGTACTCCAAGACTGGAGTTATCTCGAACTCCTGTACTTGTCCGTCAGCCCTTGTTACTTTGAGTTTTGCCATAGCCCTTTATCTCCTTCTTACGCTGTTGTAATTGCTACTGTACCAGAGACGTTCCACGTCACCGATTGCATTCCGAGCTCAGAGACAGAACCTGACACATCGGTTAAATTATTAACTAGGCATGTCATTGTGTAAAGTGGGTTGGTTGCTGAAACTGCACTAGATGTCTGCTTTACTGTAACTGTTACGTTTGTGCCGTAAGCAGCCTGTAGTGTCTGCAAGACTTCGCCTGTTGCTGTGTCGTTGAGGAAGTCGATAGTAAGTGATGCAGCCTCAAGACCCTTGACGAACTTGTGTCCTGAATCGCCCATCGCTGTTACTTCGAGTTCATCGAAAGTGCGGTTGATTGTTACTGCTGTGACGTGATCAGATAGGTCAACTGAATTGACTGTTAGAACTACGCCATTGTTTAGAAATACTGCCATTTCAGTTATTCCTCATCTTTCTTGGTAGTTGGTTTTGGTGCTGCTTTTACTTCTGGAGTTTGTCCGATTTTCGCAAGAAAAGCGTCTCGCTCCTTTTCCCAGTCGCTCATGACTAGCTCCATTCCGTTAGGGTACTGATTGCGACATCGCAAGCCAGTAAGTCTCCAGTAGGTAGGTTCAGCACCTTAGGGCTGGACACACTGCCTACGTTGAACACAATGCTTGATGCTTCGAGAAGCTGGAATAGGCGTACCACGTCATCCTCAATTCCTGCGAGGTTTCCTTGATTGTCAAGTAATGGCACAAGGATAGTAATAGTAAAGTTTGCTAGCGGTGCGATGGCTGTGTAGTCATTATTGCTAGGCACTAGGTAAGGATCAGCAGGGCTGACAATAACGCTGTTAGCAATAGGCGTAGCAGGTGGGAACGAGAACACGCTCCATTTGCTGTTGTCAGTTAGTGCAGCCGCTATTGTGCTGCGAAGAGTTGTTATTGCTGGCATCAGCCCACCATGGAGTTGGGGCTCAGGTAAGGCGCAAGTAAGCCACGAACGCGAGCCATGAGCTGATTTGACATGGTGTAAGGGCTTGGTGCGTAGCCGTCAATAGATACGCCTTGACCTGTTGGAGCTTGACGCGCTTGCCAGATAGCCACGCTAATCATAAGGCTAGCCTCTTGGATGGCTGGAATCTCTGTGTAATCTGTGTAGGTAGATGCTGCTACCTGTCCGTAAGGGTTGATAGGGTGGCGGGTCGCATCGCTTACATGATCCGTAGTAACTGTAATGCTGTACTCACCAATGCCTGTGATTGCTTTGTTGCCGTTGTAGTGTGAGCCGCATCCTGTGATATTAACTGTCTGACCAATGTAGAAGATGTCCTGCACATAGTCGTTGAAGAATAAAGTTCCGACTGTGCCTTGGTTAGCGTGAGCCACTACTGGAGTCGTGTTAGTCCATAGAAAAGGCAACAAGACGTTATCACTTGCATCGCAGACTGACTGCAAGACTGCATCAGTGTAGAGAGTTCCAATACCGAGGGCGGTACGAAGCTCTGCGACTGTTGTGATGCTCATTGTTATCCTTTCTAAAGACTAGGGGAGCTGCAAGGGCTCTGGCAGCCCCCCTAGCGACTTAGGGTGTTGCTATTATGTAAGGTTGAACTTACGAACGCCCTTACCTGACTTAGCCAAGTAAATTGCGAGGTATCCGTAGAGGTTGATTTCAATCTCGCCAGATGTAAGTACGTTCACACGAAGCTGGGTTGTTGGTGATTCCCAGACATAAACTGATGATGGAGCAACAAGGAACGCAGAGTTATCTACGATGCCAGATGCTGCGATGTTGTGATCTACGATGAGGTCTGTACCAAGTACGCCGCCTACAACGCTTGTAGCAACCGCGTTGCCTGATGCGTTCTGTGTTGCGCCTTGTGCAGAGTAAAGTGCGCGACCTGTTGTGTCAGCGTATCCTGCGATTGCTGCCCACTGGTCTGTTGATGCAACAAGCTTGTTAGCGAAGTCTCCGC